AACGCTTAGCGTTTGCCCGTTTTATACAGTTGACTCTGTGTACAACGGCCCATGCACCGATGGTAAAGGTGTGTGGTGACTCCGCCCATGGATTTGGCGGTTACACATATTAAAGAAACCGTATCCCGCAACCAACTCGTAAGTGGTAGTCCGGACATTGGGTCAGGAGTTCCTCCGGGGATTCTCCAATGCGTACCTTGACTGGTACAGTGGCGAGGTCACGACTATGCGTGCTCCGTGGAGTGGGGAGCATCCCGTACCACGACCATTAAAACAAAAGTAGACTCCCAGTCTTTAAACGGGCCGGCCTGCGGGCCACGTGTCAAAACCGCCACCCTTGGGGCGTTATCCTTGGGACTCAAAACAATTGTATAAGATGGCTACGATTAAGAGTATAAAAAAGAAAATAAATCCATCTGACCACCCGGTTGCTAAGTACAACGGCGTCCTCGGGGCCTACGCTCCGCAAGCGGAACGCCCGTGTAACACCGCTGCTTTTGCGGCGGATCGGGGCCCGCCTCTGATAGAGGCTGGGGCGACCCCCTTGGCAAGCGCCGGCCAACCGGTGGGAAAAGCGAGAAACGTTCCTCGCTATACTAAAAGTGAACGTCGGTGGCGGTTTGGGAGTGGCCCCGCTTCAAAGCTACACTCCCCCTTTTGGGTTGATCTCGAACCCTCAAAACCAGAGAATCGTTTCTCGGTTCTGGGATGCAAGTCCCGGAAGGAACGTCGCACCGACTGCTGCGCCCGGTCAGGTGAATTACGAAGGAAGGTACAAAGGATTGCGAAACTTCTCCAAGTGGATCAGTCTTTGAAGGCTATTTGTAAGCCACCTTCGGGCATTGTGTGCGGGTCGCTCCGCTCCAGTGTTAGGTCAATGTTCCCTCCTGAACTCACTCTTGTTCAGGAGTTATCCATCAAGACAGCGGCGAAAGCCGAAGTCCAACCTTGTCACTTTTGCGAAAACCTGCAGAAGATGAAATTGGATGACTTTAGGAAAGCGAGGTCCAGCCCCGTATCCGTCGAGGAGTCGGCATTAGACGCTTTTAGTAGGTCTTTTGCTGCGAACGTCCCGGACGGCTGGAACACAAAGAAAGTGCCCTATATCCCTAATGGGCACGGCGCATTTGCCGCGCGTCGGAAGGAGGGTGGCAACTGGGTCGAGGAGCCCTTTAACGAGGACTGTCGACTCGAGTTGGTTTATAGTAGTGGAAAGCCACGCGTAGTTACGATGTATAGCTCATACAACGTTTCCGTACTGACTCCGCTCCACCATTCCCTCTATTCCTTTCTTAAGAGAAGGGGTTGGCTTTTGGTCGGTTCGCCTACCGAACGGAGGCTCCGCCAGCTGATTGAGCATCAGCAGAACCGCGAGTGGCTGTCGTTTGATTACGAATCAGCCACCGACAATATTAAGACCGCGTACGTCCGGCGGGCGGTCGAAATTTTAATTCAAAAAGGAGAGGGGTTGTCAGAAGACGAGGTTCGGTGCTTGCGTGTCGTGTCCAATTTACGTTTGGACGGCGAGAGCGCCTTCTCAGGTCAGCCAATGGGTAGCCCTATGAGCTTCCCGTTGTTGTGTCTGATCAACAAGACCGTCGTGGATCTGGCCCTTACGGACCTCCTTGAGAAAGGCGAAATCGACTTCAAGGAATGGAGTCGTCATCGCTGTCTCATAAACGGTGATGATCTTTTGACCACTAGCACGAGTGGTGGCTGCTTAGTTAGCGCGATCGCCAGACATGGTGAGAACGTCGGCCTTAAGGTCAACAAAGAAAAAACTTTGCGGTCAGCTGAGTACGGAGAAATCAATTCCACCGTATTCCGCCACTGCGTGTTACAAAAGAAAACAAATGTGGCATCCCTCTGGATGGGGGCCGGTGTTGACGACGTGCTAGGCTTTGCCTACGAAAGCGCGACGACTCCCCGGGGCTTCCGGATGATAGTCGAACGCAGCGTGACGAGATTGGCTCGTCAAAAAATAAAAACAACTGTGCTATTGCCCTGGGCGTTCCGAGAGTCGGCGGTTAGTAGTAGCTCCATAAAAAGAGCACTCAACAGCGTCCCCTCCACGGAGTTACCAGCGCCACCTAACCTCTTCCCTGTTGAGCCCAAACCTGTAGGGTTCAGTATTACTCGCGAGGAAGAGGCGACGGCACTCGCTCGGAGAGTGAGACAGGTTCGCGAACGCGGCTCGTACAAAGGCATTCCCGCCGAATTGAAGCGCATAAACGTTTTAAGGAAACGGGTCACGAGTCACGTGAGTGATAAGAAATGCCATCCGTTGGCAATTCTTAAGCCGAAGCAAAAACCAGATCGGGAGGACGTTGTATTGTCCATCTTCGCCCGATTCTGGGAGTGGAAAAGAAAGGAAGAGCTTCTCGCGGCCGACCCGAGGGAGGAGGTAAACCTGCCTCCTACGGACCTAAGCCGTATCGAGTTTATGCTCGATTTAATTAGACATGATAAGAAAAGGTTAG